AGCCTCACATGCTGGCCGCGTCTTACGATGGCACAAACATCGAGACATTCGGAATGGTGTGTCCATTCAAGCTGTCGCACAACGGCGACATGATCACCAACTTCTCCGACACGACCGCTGTGATCGCGAACATCGTCGACACGTCGCTCCACATCGTGGCCTTCAGCACAGCAACAGGCCCCACGTTGTCATACAACTCGCGTGTTCGTTTTGTTGGTTGATTGAACTTCGTTTGCTCTCGCTTCTTTCAGAGTTTGTTTCACATCGGCTCGTTTCATCAACGATGAGTTCCGAGCCTTACACTGATCCTGAGACTATGATCTTCGAAAGCGGCGTCCCGGTTCGTGTTTACAACGGTGGGCACGGTGGTGTGCCTTCTGTGAACGTTCCGCTTCCTGGTTCGGACGGTGATGTGCTCACCGTCGTCGGCGGTGCGCCTCAATGGCAACCGCCATCCGGTGGTGGCGGTTCAAATGCAACTGTCGTAGGCTGGCCTACTCCTTCATGGTTGCTCGATGCTCGTCCTTTCTTCTTTCCACTTGAGGTGCCGGTTCCGAGCGTGCCGTTCAGCACCATCCTCGGGCTGGCACGCCCCATCGTGGACGACATCGACTGGTTGGATTTCGGATCCGGTACAGGCACTGATACCGGTATAGTCACGTTGCCGTCGACGAGCGACGGTCAAACGCTCACGACGCCGAAAGCAACATTTTCGGCGTCTTACCTCCGACCTTTCAAGCGTGAAACTACCACGGAAGATTTATTCTTCTGGCAAGGTTTGGTGACATCCAACAACGACGAAACGCCCATCTATTGGATTGTGCGTTTGACGTTGGGGGCAAATAAGACTGCGACGATTCGCGTCGGTACTTCGACCGACGACGATCTTTACTGCACAGGTGTGTCTGAGTTCTTTGGAACGGGGCATCTTTACATTCCATCGGCGATTAACACCACCGCTAGCAACAGCGATGGTGTTTCCGTTCGCGCCACGTGGACTGGCAGCACCACGTGGACGCTCGCAATCGGTCGTGTGTCAATGTCTTGATTAAATGTGCTTTTCAATCCCATTCATCGACGCCATATTGATCTTCGCTCACATGCCGGTCGTCTGCTTCCACCGCCCATGGCGCTCGCTCACTCGCGCTCAAGGCATTGCGGTGGTCGCGGCGCGGTTGCGCCCCTGTTGTTGAAACGCACTGCGGCTCTGCCTGTGCGTTCATTGGACTTTGAACAATCTGATCGCGCGAAATCACGTCGATAAATTCCTCCCAATATCGCGCTTCCTTTGGGTAAGATGGCACGAGCACAGACGCTTCGTCCTGTGGAAATGTCATGTGCACAATTGCGCCACACTCGCCCGTTAGGCGTCGTGTCATGGCGCCCAAGCCGACCTTTGGCCACCATCGGTTCGGATGTTCATTGCTTGTGATGATAATTCGCTTGGCAAGAAAGACGGTGGACCCGCCTTTCGTGTCGACTAGCATTGGATATCGATCGCACATGCGTTGCATCAGATCGCGTGCGATCCATCCATAAAACTCGTCGATGACGACGACCTCTTGGCCGTCGTAGCCGTCAAACCACACGGTTCCACCGCTTTGTGGTTTGCGGAGCCAATAGGCTCCTTCACCGGCTTCTTCGAGCGCACGGCGCGACTTGCCCACACCCGGCGGCCCCCACAGCACAAGGCAGTGTGTGTGCCAGGTGCGCTCTCCCGCACGCTTGAGTGTGCGGTATCGGGTAATGCATCGCTGATGGCGCAGCCATAGCCCGAATGTCTCCGGATCGTCGGCAATTTCGAGCTCTGTCTGGCCCTCGTCCAATGCGCGCTTCAACCGCGCGATGTCCGTTCTCTTGCCCTGCTCGGACTCTGGTGGTTCTTGTCCGATCTCAAACGGGCCTTCGATGCGCGTATCGTCTTTCATGCAATACGCTTTTGCTTCCGCATGTTTGCCGCGGCGCTTCTCCCAGTGAGCGCGATCACTGAGATGGCGCTTCAGCCACGTCAAATCCTTAATCGATTTAAGAATAACATATCCTTGCAGATGAGGTGTTCCGTTCTCTCCGCTCTCTCTTTGCCACACGCAATATGTCACATGCTCCTCCCATGCGCGTGGCACCTCACTGCCTTCGTTATTGATAGTAAACACCCAATATTTTGATTGAATTCGTTGACTCATATTTACGTGAGTTTGTTTTAAAATTTAAAAGAAAAAAATTGGATTTTTTTTTCGGGATGGAACCCTTTTGTCCGCACGCGACTAGCTAACGTGAACTAGTTCACGCCGGACCGGTTCCGCCCGACACTTTTTAAGAATTTTTTTTTCTCGTTTCTCACCAAAAAATCTTGGATCAACAATGTCGCAACTGCCTAAAAATATTGAGAAAATCAATTTGGAAGAACGAAAAAAAGAAAATGAATCGTTTATTCGCGATTTCAAGCGTTCGCATGGTGTCATGAAGCAGACCACCCTGCGGACCAAATCGGAGATTTTTTCCGCATGGATCTTGGAAAATGGTTGGTCCTTGAATGACATTCGCATGTGGAACAAGGTGGTCGATGCCATCAAGATGGAGGCTGTGGACGGCGAGTGGCCTCCCGCCCACGACCTTCTGCATCAGACTCTCGAGCTGGCGGAGCATATGAAGGTGCATCCCGTCGGAATCTTGTGCTACGCTCGCGTGCACATGAAGAGTCCCCTCTGGACGCTCGAGGCGCTCGTTCGCTTTCGCAAAGAGCTTCTTGCCGAGGAGGCAGCCGAAGAGGCGGCCTCCGTCGGCTCAGATGGCGAGCCCCGCACTCCTCGTTCGTCACCTGAGCCACACGAGTGTCCTGGTGCCCCTCGCCGCAAGCGCGCTCGGAACAACATGGCTTACAATCCGGTGACCGAGGAAATGGAGTTTGTCGACAGCGAGTCCACTGTCAATGATGACGTCGATGATGATGATGACGTCGACGACAAGCCCCCGATTGGTTCTCAAAAATATGGCTTTTGACTTTCCATTTGTCTGTTTAAGAAATAAAAAGTTTAACATTTCTTAAACAAAAAAATTTAAAAATTGCGCTCTTTGTGGAGATTATTCCTCTCGGGAGATTATTCCGCAAAATTAAAGGGTTTAATTTTTAAAAATTTTTTTTGCCTGCGGCGCTGGCGCCTGCGGCGCCACATGCCTGCCGGCGGCGGTGCCGACCTGCGGTCGTCACGGGGCCCTGCGGGCCCTCGGGCCTACGGCCCGAAAATACTTGGATAAAATAGGTGGTCCTCGGGTTCGAACCCTCGTCCCTTTTGAAAAAAAGTTATTTTTTCACATAACTAAATTTGTGAATTTGTGATGTGAAAAAAGTTGTCAGGTAATACTAGGACTGACAACTTTTTTTAAATCCGTTTAACGGTAACTTTTTTTCTAACTTGGGCGTTTTTTCAAAACGCTTTCGTCTTTAAAAGGGTTGTTGTGCACGCATAGTATCGTTTTCAAGCTTTTAAACAAGTATGAGATTTTTTTTTCGGTTTATTTGTCGTTGGGTCTTCTGTTGCATCGCGCCCAACGGTGTGCAGCTAAGCGCCGACGCCGTGCGACGTGACGCTCCGCCACACACTGATGAAGAACCGAAACACTCTGACGTCGCCCCTCCCTAACGGTCGGGCCTCCTCTTGGTGCCGGTAATGCTGCGCTTGTATAGTTAGGGGCTACCGCCCCTAACAACCCCCCTAACCTACCATAGCTGTCCTAACCCTCGGGCGCCTCGCTGCGCTCGCGCTCCGCCTAGCCCCCTAACCCTAACCCTAACCCTAACCCTAACCTAAAGGTGGGTTGGTTACTAAAAAATCTCCTCGGCGCACTAAAGCACACCAGCGTCCATTTTTTATGTTATTCGGTCATCGAACTCGACTAACGCGAGTCCTCTCTCCCTCTCTTAGATACAATGTCTGGCAAAAAGCGTTCGATTTCTTCTATGTCGACTTCTGCGCTCATCAAGCGTGCGCGCAAGTATGAGAAGGCAAAGGGCATTCCGTCGGCTGTTTCAGGTGGGAAGAAGTCTGGCCGCCGTAAATATGCGCAATTTGCCCGTGGAAATTTGCGCACTGGTGGTTTCCTCGGCATCGAACTCAAGTTCGCTGACTCGGCTTTGGTGGCAAGTGCCTTGACTGCACCGACCAATGCTGCCGGTGGCGAGCATGACCCTGCCACGCTGCTCGCTCTCAATGCCATCGCGCAAGGCGACGGCGAGAGCCAGCGTGACGGCAAGCAGATCTGTGTCAAGTCCGTTTACGTCGTCGGCAATGTTGTGATCCCTCCGCTCGCGAATCAGACCGCCGGCACGACGGTGCCTCAGATCTTCATCGCTCTCGTTCTGGACAAACAGAGCAATGGCGCACAGCTGAACTCGGAGGATGTGTTCATCAACCCCGGCGCGAACGCCGTCGTTGCTGCCTCGCCGCTCCGCAACTTGGAGTATACCAGCCGCTTCCAGGTGCTCGACTCGGTCCTGATCGAGCCTCACATGCTGGCCGCGTCTTACGATGGCACAAACATCGAGACATTCGGAATGGTGTGTCCATTCAAGCTGTCGCACAACGGCGACATGATCACCAACTTCTCCGACACGACCGCTGT